TAAAAAACCAGGGAAACCTGGGGGGTCATCAAGCCTGTCCTATATGGAAGGTTAAACCCAAGGAGTGACCAACTCCGAGCTCCGACTGGAGCTGCCTGCGGCCCCGAGAGGGAAACCGAAGGTTAAAATGGCTCTCCTATTGTTTGACAACAGTAAGAACCTGGTATGTTTCAACAAATGTTAAAACAAAACCACTTTGCCTGGGGGTTAATAACCCCGGGCAAAGATTTTAATTGGCAGAACGCCGTAAAAAGCGTTCGAGTGCTTCGGAGCATGTACCTTAGGGTACTGTTCCTGGCAGTTGGTCGTCTCTCTCCTATGTGGGTAACCTGTATTTACACCATAAGTCGCGAACTCCTGAGAATAGCTAAGTCTCAGGGCTTGACCGGATTGGTTAAGTACTGTAAAGTACTTTCTATCCTAACCCAACAAGCTGCAGGGGGGTATCTTGTAAAAGATACGACATCCCTTGGGTGTCGCGTCTCGCGTACCTCTGCAGGTCTTCCTCGAATCATAAATAAGGCCCATAGAGCATCTATCCGTAAGGGTAATGCAGCGGTTCTTCGTATGTACCTTTCCATATTCGGTCTATACCGAGTGGTAGAGATACCAGGGAAGGTCAAAATACACACGATTACTGCTTTATGCTTGTATAGACAAGCAGATCTAATGATCCACCTTAAATTTGTGCCTCAGTTCTTCTTGCTGTTAGCAAGGAGAGTTAGTAACTCCCTAGTTACTGAGAACCCAAACGTCGGTATAGTGCGTGAGGTTCTTGGGTATAAAGATGAGAAAAGCACCAACCCTACCCTCCGTATTCATCGGATTCTTCCGATTACTACGGCTGGTCCCTTATCTAGTGGAAGCATTGCCTCCTCGTTCCAAGACCCTCTGTGGCTTAAAGTCACAGATAAGATCAAAGCAAGAATGGAATCTTGCAATGATGGTCAGGGTTTCGTAATTGGTCTCTGGCGTGGTCTTCGACCGCCCGAGATCATAATACGAGATCGCTTAGATAAGTTATGGGGAGATAAGAAGAAACCTCTTCTTGCCTCTTCGGTAGGGACCCTATGGTTTACGTTGTCACACATGCTGGATTCAGCAGTGACACCGTACCTTAAGGAATGGGCGGTAACTTTTGATCTTAAACCAATCAAGACGTTATTTAAAACAGCCAATATCGTTCCTTTCGGTCAGATAATCCCATGGGGGACTAGTTTACGCCCTGAGGAGAGAACCTCAGGAATCGGGAAACTAGGCTTTTTAGAGGAAGCTGCCGGGAAAGTACGAGTTGTCGCAATGGTGGATCCCCTAACACAGTCAATGCTGCGTCCATTACATGACTGGTTATTCTCTGTACTTCGGAGAATCCCTGAAGATGGGACATTCGATCAGACAGCTCCTCTTGAATTATTAATTCAAAAGGGCGTTCAGGACGTAACAAGTTACGACCTAAGCGCGGCTACTGATCGTCTGCCTCTAGCACTTCAGGAAAACCTGATTGGGTGGATTTTAGGGGAGAAGGTGGCACGTACATGGGCTTCTCTATTAGTTAATAGAGATTACAGCTTCCATCCGCGAACCGCGGAGAAATACGGGCTTTCTGTAACGAAAGTCCGCTATGCTGCTGGACAACCTATGGGTGCTTACTCGTCATGGGCTATGCTAGCCCTGACTCACCATTTCTGCGTACAATTGGCAGCTTATCGGGTTTATGGTAATACAGGGGTATGGTTCTCCATGTACGCTGTACTAGGGGACGATGTGGTCATAGCTGACCGTGCCGTAGCTTTAGCTTATCGCACACTGATGTGCGATGAGCTCCGGGTAGATATACAAGAGACGAAGTCTCTAATATCGAACAATGGGACGTTCGAGTTCGCTAAACGAACCATCCTCCGGGGTATTGATGCAACTCCCATAAGTCTGAAAGGATTTATGGCAGGTCTTAGGAATCTTCCAGCAATGGAAGGTATCCTAGCAAAAATACCAGGCATCTGGGATAATCGCTTAGCGAATATCGCTAGGTGCCTAGGTTATGGCTACAAAGTTACGGGTCGGCTGCAAGCCGCCCTGCAACGGCGTGATCGTCTTCAAGGTCTAATTGTGTTCCTGACCAGACCGGGTGGGCTATTAGCCCGAGATCCCTTATCTTGGATATCCCAAGATGCCTGGAACAGTGTCGGGTGTCCTCCTACCGAGGAATCTATACAAAATTTGTATAGAGAAATCGGTACTTGGGCCGGGGAGAAGTTGTTGAAGAGTTTAGAGAATCGTAAGAAACTCTTTGCTCGAGATTCGAAGGCAGGTGGCTGGATACCGACCACCTGGTTCCCTACTCGAGTCCTCTTTGATGTTTATCAGAACCTCGTTCTGAGACCCATCTCTGAGGATCTTCAAGAACGTATCTCACAATTAGAACTCTTGATGATACAGTGGAAAGGGAGAACCAATATTAGGATTGAGGACTTTAACGAGTTCTTGAAAGAACTTGACAGTATCCTAAGAGAGGCTGATAGCCTCCCTAGGACTCCTAAAGTTGCGCGCCTCCAAAAGGAGAACGTACCCACTTCGTCGTCGACGTTGAAAGTATGGCGCAGACTTAGAACTTTTGTGAAAAAGGACTAAGTTTCTTTGAGGGTAACCTCTACCTAATGTCTCTAGTGGAATGGAGTCCATGGAGGCACTTACCTAATATCTGGACAGATATTAGTCTGCATATGAGAGAGCCAGCTTAGTCAGCTGGGTGGCTATAGACCGTCTGTCGACTAGTCACTAGACCAACACTCAGAAGAGTATAAGAATACTCTGTTTGAGTCCCAACACACGCAC